TTTTATTCATATTTCCTCCTAGTTTAGCCTTATTACGAGATTTGGTAGGTTAAAACTCTTAACCTACCAAACTCCTTTATGTATTAAGCTAGAGATTTAACAAACGCTAATGCTTTTTGTAAAGCATCTAAGTCGTTTGATTTGCGGTAATCCGCTTGACCTAAAACCTCTTTAAATTCTGTTGCACATTCACGCTTAGTTGCTACTTCCATATTAGCTACAAGTGAAGCGATTTCTGCTTTCACAGAGTCAACAGTTACTTCTGGTTCTTCAACCGTTTCTACTGCTGTCTGCTCCATAGCCACATCTTCTTGTACTGGGTCTTCTTTTGCAACCTCTTTCACAACTTCCTTGACCTTCTCGACTTTAGAGATAGAAGAGCCTTCCACAGCCTTCTTAAACTCTGCTAAAAATTCTTTTGGGTCATTGCTAATTTCAGCAGGGAAGTTACGGAAACGAGTACCACATAAGATATTGCCATCACTACGGAATCGTAACACACGTGTTGTTTCTGGCTTACCATCTTTGCCTTCTTTAACCATGATGTCACCGTACATAATCATATCAGCTTCACGCTCAATGATATCCGATGTTTTACCTAAAACGTTTAATCCAGTGTAATCATATTCATAACCATCACGATTTTTGATTTTCTTGTTTTTAGAGTGACCGATTACTAATACACCGAATCCTGCTTTTTTCAGACGGTCAATTTGTTGGTAGATGTGCTCTGCAACCAACGTGTAACCTTTACCCCAAGGGATATCTGAAATGTCAGTGTAACGTTTCTGTGGTTGGTCATCACGATTTGCTTTTCGGATTGCATACGCTACAGCGTAACGCTCTAAAGCAGTGATTGTATCAATGATAATGAATCGGAATGGAATTTCATCTTTATTATCAACTAACTCATCTACTACTTCAATGAATCCTTTTTGTTCTTCGTCATTATCGTCCTCTGCGAAGTCGAAACCTGTTACTGGAATAGCGAATACGCCATCCATAGTTTTGTAACCAATCTCTGTCGCTAAAAGTAACGCTTTATCCATATCACCATTGTAGTGCTCACGTACAGTGTCGATTGACCAAGTTGTTTTACCGAATTTACTTGGTGCTAACATTGCCATGAAATACCCTTCAAGAGATGCTACTGGTTTATTTGCTTTCAACGTTTTTAAAAATGACATTTATTTTCCCCTTTTCTCGCATATAAAATGCAAGTAAGGGAGCTTTCTTACTATTTTAGTATTTTAGCCCCTACGTTCTCATGTTGTAAGGTTTGATACGATATTATTATATCATTATCTTTGATGTTTATCAAGCTCTAGTTTAAATTAGAATGGTAAGTCATCTTCGTCAACAGCACCCTCTAAGTCAACTTCATCTCCACCGAATGGATTGTCGTTTTTCTTAGGTCTTCCACCTAAATCAGAAAGCTCATCGTCTTTCTTTTTAGTTAATAGCTCACTTGCTTTTTTAGCTTCTTCGAAATCTTCTTCTGTGTAAACCTTCTTGTCCCAAGCATCTACACCTTCGATTTGCATTGCACTGATATATGTACGAGAAACGAATGACTGTGCATGTTTAGGCTTAGATTTACCACCTAAAAGATTTGTGAAATCTTCTTCTTCCTCTTCTTCTCCTGCAACCTCTTCAACAATAACACGATTTAATGCGTTACCACGTACAGTTAAAAGGTCACCGAATTTAATCTTCTTAGCAAATGCATCAGCTAATTTTTTCATTCCTGCATCTACATTGCCTTCTTCGTCTTTAAATACAATCTCCATCTGTGTATCATGGAATGATTTGTTGTAGTTAATGTGACGTGCTGTAACGAATGCTTTGCCTTCTTTTGCTTCAATCATTGCATCTACGAATACCATTTCTTGCTCAAAGTATGTAACTTCTTCGAATTTCTCATCTTCGAAATCAATATCTTTTAAGCGGAAGACTTTCTTAATAGAATATGTCTTTTTCTCTTTTGTTTTACCTTCTCGGTCTTCGTAATGACCGTATCGTACTTCGCCCTCAACAACTACGCTATCGCCATTGTCAAGCTTCTCAAAGATTTCTTTAGAAGCTACGAAGCTTGGTAAACCTTTGCTCACTAATTTTCCATCTTCACCATAATTTAAGCCAATTCTTGTTTGTAATACTGCATAACCATCTTCACGAAGTTGTTCTTGCTCATCTTCCCATTGAGCGAATGGAATACGGTCACCTTTGTAACCCTTGTCCTTTTTCTTTTTGTCGCTATTCCACATGAAAACTTCTTCTGGTTCAAAGTCAAACATCTCAACATTGATTGTATTAGTTTCAGATGTCTTTACACCGAATCGTAGTGCACGATAAGTTTGCCCAATCATTTTACCTTTTGTAGCACTGTCTTCTTTAAATGCGTGCTCCTTGTCGATACCTGTAACCTTTCCAATTAATTTAAAGCTGTTCTTCGTTTGTTTTAACTCGTTTGTCATAAACTTATTTCCC